TTTGCAGACTATGTTCGTAAGAAAGAGCGTGAACGCATCATTGCATTACTTGAGCCTAATGGAGTTCCCGAATACTGGGTTGAACGAATCACCCACTTACTGAATGGAGACATTTAATGATTCAATTTATTGTAGGACTAATACTTGGATTTATGGCAGGACTTACTGTAGTTACTTGGTGGTTCGCTGACGCTGCTAAAGACCAACAAAACTCGGCGGAAAAGTTTGACGGTAAATAAGGGAAAATAATGATCTGGTATCTTACAAAGAATGATAAAAAAGATTACGAGCTTGATCGTATCTTTGAGGAAGCGAATTTGCGTGGAGAAGAAATAAAACATGTAGAAGTAGATAACTTTGATCTTGTTGTGACCAGAAGCGACAGAAGAAGCATTCGACTAGACAATGAAACAGTAAAGCTTCCTTCTGTTGTTATTCCTAGAACTGGCAGTGGAACTAGCTACTATGCAATGAGTGTTTTAAGACATCTAGAAAGAATGCATGTTCCAGTTTTAAATACAAGTAACAGCATAGATGCTGCCCAGGATAAAATGTATTCTACCCAGATTTTAGCTCAACACAATATTCCAGTTCCAAGAACTATGTTGGTTAGATTTCCTGTAGATATATCTTTGGTAGAACAACAGATTGGGTTTCCCTGTGTTATAAAAGTTTTAAGCGGAAGTTATGGCAAGGGGGTACATTTAGTTCAAGATGCTTCAGCACTTCAAGAATTAATGGAGTTTGTTAGTAGCCTAAACTCTCCACTTAACATTTTGATTCAAGAGTATATTGGAGAACACCCAGGAACAGATATTAGAGTTTTGGTAGTAGGTGGAAAAGTTATCGGAGCAATGAAAAGATCTAGCACAGACGGTGGATTTAAAGCAAACATTTCTCGTGGCGGTACTGGGTCTGTCTATGAACTTAATGAGGAACTGTCTTATATTTCTCTAACATCAGCGAAAGTTTTAGACTTAGACATTGCTGGGGTAGATCTTCTTATAGACAAAGATGGATATAAGGTTTGTGAAGTAAATTCTGCACCAGGTTTTGAAGGGTTTGAAAAATTTTGCAATACAAATGTTGCAAAAGAATTTATACAATATGCTATTTTTAGACAGAATAAAGAGTAAAACAGGTCCTGCAATTTTGAGCAAACAAGTTTGACGAAAAAGTTCGGCGGTAGAGAACCCACGCTTGACAAACAAGCGAGTAATTGGTATAATAGATATAACAAACAAAGGGAGACACATTGTACAACAAGGAAAACAAAGAAATGCGACGTGACTATGTAGCTATTGCTGCTTATGGTTGGAAGCAATGGGGAACAAGTGAGCCTACCGTAAAGCTCGTAGTTAATAGCTATGGACAATCGGCAGAGCAGAACCTTAACATTGAAGAGGTAGGACAGGTTATTGAGATGCTCCAGGAAGCATTAGCAGAAGCATTAGCAGCTAAAGACCACAGCCCTAGCGATGATCCTTGGGGACCAGAGCAGCCATTCTAAACGGAGGTAGACGCACCAAAAAATGGGGGGCATCAGAAATGGTATCCCCCATTAACATAAGGAGAAATAATGATTGAAGTAGTAGTATCTAAAGAACGTGTGAAAGAAACATTGGCATTCGTAAAGTCTATGCGAGAAGCAAAGCAGAACTACAATGTGGAAGACAAGATGTTTGATCGTAACAACACATCTGAAGGCATCAACATCATTGGACACCTTGGTGAACAAGCAATTGGACAGGCATTAGGTTTTCCTGTTGATACCACCGTACTGGTTGGTGGAGACAATGGGTCCGACATGGAAGTAAATGAAACTACAATCCAAGTAAAGACCAGCCAGCTTAAAAGCCTTATCTTCAATCACCTATGGCAATTTAAGTCTGACATTGCAATTCTTGTGCAGTATGTTGGAGCAGACAAAACTAAGTCAGAAGAAGATCCTCACTTCATTATTGTGGGGTATATTGATAAAGAAACATTTAAAGCAAACCACTATAGAAAAGACTATGGTTATGGCGAACGATACGTCATGGATGCAAAAGATTTGTTGCCTATTGAAGAGCTTACTTTAATCCACCAGCAATAATGTTTTGCTATTTTAAGGCTTCTCAGAGCATAGTTATGCACAGTTTTATCCACAATCATCTTACTGATATGGATATTATCTGACTGAAAGAAGATGTTTGGAAAGTTGTTTGAGATATAGAGCTATATATAGTAGGCGTTCGTAATCCCAAACACTATATCTTGTGTCTCCCCATACGCCAAATCCCCTATCTACCACAAAAAATTGCATTTGTCAACCCCTATATGTAGTATAAATATGCCCAAAAATCCCTATATATAGTATATAAATATGTCAAAACATCCTATTTTATATCAGAAAATGTACAAAATATACAAGAATCTGGGAAAAATAATTAAGGGTTCGTAATGTATTTGTTTATAGTTATATAGGGGGAAATGGTTATACTTAGCTGCCCCAAAATATATATACCAAACCATCCTATTAGACATTGCCACATTTCGGGGGTATCAAATAGAAGATCGTAATCCTTTAGTATACATATTACCTATAGGAGAAACACTCTATCATCTGATACCCTCCAACTTTCTGGGATTTTTTGGAAAGAGTTCTTAATGTCTGTAGAATTTGGGAAAAATATTTGGGAGTTCGTAATGGTGGATCGTAAAGGGATGTTTGTTAGTATGTTATAACATTTGCTCGGGGCTGCAGTTATACACAGAAAAATCCCCCAACTGTGGATGGATGGGGGATTAGACTATTAGTATTAGACTGACGACATTACATCATCTAGACTGTCAAAGCCAGTATCCTCAATACCAAGACCAGCAAGCAACAAGTCGAATGTCTCGTTGATAAAGCCACTAGCAATCTCTGTGCTGTCCACAATACCTTCGCTGATTGCGTAAGCCAGAGGCAGACCCAAATCGTTGTATTCGATAAAGTCTACAAACTGTGTGTCATTACGATAGTTGAGCCAAACATCAGATAGGATAGCACATTTGTCTTCATAGGTAGTCGTAGTCATTGGTCTTGTTCTCTTTCTCATCTCTCAGAATGTCTGCCATAAGCAGGATACGGTTGATAGTTACATTGGGACTGATTTGGTGAATATACATTGCTACCAACTCCAAATCTAGTCGTAGGTCTGAAATAAGATTTGCCATTGTTTTAGCAACTCGTTCAGCATCTGTTATTACTTTTCGCATTTCTCTCCTCAATCCATTATACCAAAAATGTAGTGGGAACGCAAGTGCTGAAAGGAATAAAGTCACTTACGTCCCCACCAATTTGTAGACGGAACCCCCATTCAACGTCTACCTATCTAGTACTACATTGTACTAGAATCTGTTATAACTTGAGAAGGCTCCATGTCGAATCGATCGATTTTGATATCTCCCAGAATCTTAGCAATACGTCTGGAAGGCATCTCAACTTCGTCACGGAATATCCAGAAGTCATAGCCATACTCTGACATTGGAAACTGTTCTGCTAAGTATTGAGTCTCGTACTCATCACAGTCCAGGACAATGCCAGTATCATACTTACGAGTACCCTCGCCGTCTGACTCATATATGTAAGCCTCTATGCTAAAGAAGTCTGTGTAATATGCAGTCTTCTTAACCTCATCCCATTCTTCACGGTAGAAGATATTCAGGTCTAGTACTCTTTCTGCAGTCATTGTATACCTTTCGATTTAGAAGTGGAAGTCAACAGGGACAAGGAACCAAAGGCTATCATTCTCTACCCTATCTTTGTTCATATGAACAGGGTTGGTTGACCAATTGGCAAGGTCGTAGAAGTAAGAGTTGAAGTCCCACTCACTTTGAGCCATATCAATAATCTTGCCAAGAGAGTAGAGTTCCATAGAGTAGTCCATAGCACCGTCATACTCTTCAAAGTAAGAATCAAGATTGATGTTGCTACGCTTCCACTCTTCGAGATACCGACGGAATTCTGACATTCGTGCTTCGATACAATCTTTCAATATCAATTCGAATGCTTCACTATCCTTAGAAGAAACAACCATATTGGTCTGACCGTCAGTATATGGGTCACTGTCCTGATTGAATCGTCCACCACCAGTTACGAACCAGTCGTACCAAGAAGTGGTAGAACCGTCATTGCCAAGCATTGATTCCAGTTCAATACGAACGTTCTCAATTGCTTCTTCGGCAGAGTCAGCCTTTACTGCAATGTATTGTAAGACGTGCATTCATTTTCCTTTGTTTGGGGTTACTATCTATTTTACAGCAAGAAGGGGGATTTGTCAAATCCTAGTAGTCCTCGGTTTCTTCGAGGGTATAGTCGTGGTCGTCACAGCCACAGCAAGCAAGACACTCAGCCTTGATGTTATAGCAAGCATAGACTTCCATATTGGGGCGTTCACAGTTGTAGCAGGTATTCATAGTTACATTATACCCTTGACCACCGACACAAAATGATCTTCGCATAGATAGCCATAGTCTTCTACATCTCGTTTGGTAGCAGGTTCTTTACACCAAATCATTTCACACACATAGATATATGGTTGCATTACTCGTCCTCCTGTACCTCGAAGTCCCAGACAGCATCAGTCTGGTACTGCTTAAAGTCGTCGTCAATCCATTCGTCTAATGCTTGATAGGCTGACTCTTCATTCTCTGCTTCTACAGGAACAAGATACTCTACCTGTAGGTATGCTCTAACTAAATACTTAGGCATTAGTCACCAACACATCTTCCGACCAAGATACCTCAGTAACATAGTATCCCAAGTTATTTATACGGCGGTAGCCATTCTGAATATCAGTATAGGTACTGTTAGGGTTATTATCTACTAGTGACCATACATTGAATGGTGAAGTACCGTCAGGAATGTCTAAGAGAGTAACATACGCATTATCGGTGGTAGGCTTGTAGGTGGCTTCCCACTCGTCCCAAGTCATAATCATTTCTCTCCTAGTGTGTTGAAGTTGTCGCTGTCATAGGGGTCAACGAATGCTTCCCAATCTCCGTTAGGCATATTGGTGTGTTCTTCGATAGCCAACTCAATGGCTTGCTCTTCGCTTTCTGCTTCTACCCAGTAGGTTGCTGAGTATTCTACTTGATATACTTTCACATTACTCCTCGTCCATATACTTGATGAATGTTTTGATTAGGTTTAGTCCCATTATACCGCTGACCACCGACATAGAACTGCCGTTTAGTAGTTCATCTATCTTGTCAATGATTTCTTGTTTGACTACTTCACGCTCACTCATATGCTCAACTCTCCACTCTCGTCATATAACTCAGCCTGATACTCATCTTCCCAATCAGTATTCAAGTGCCACTTACGAGCCTCGTCACTGAAAAGGGTAATGAGCATATCCTCAGAAGCATCATCGAATGTACCAGTTGACCATTCATCAGTACCCACCACACCAAACTTGATTTGAGCAGGGTACTCAGCGTGGTCATAGATATAAATCATAACCTTAGTTGTCATCTTCGTCCTCATCTTCCTCAATCTCTTCTACCTCAACCTCGTACACACTATCATACTCAAGGTTGTCATAGTAATAGCCAAGTTCTTCTGCTTCTGATTGGCTGTCTGCTTCAATCGTGCCAGTAAAGGTTACTAGAGTTTTTACATAATATTGAGCCATTGGGATACCTTTCTTTTTTGGGTTACCTCTATTATATCGTTGACCACCGACATCAAACTGGGGAAATTCGGGAGAGTTCGTAATCAGTTCGTAATGGTTAGATAATCATTGATTGTTTATTATGTCAGTTGGCTCGGGACCCCTGTGGATAACTCTGTGGAGATCCCCCTTGGGGGAGGCAGTTTATACTGTTGCCCAGCAGTTACGGATTACACTCCCAGCATAACCGAAGCGACTACACGAGCCAGACGGTTTTTCTCTGCCGTTATAGCAGGGTCAAATCCACTAGCACCAGCCAGAATGTTTTCGGTGTTGCCACCACGAGCAGTCCTGTGCCAGTCAAGGCGTTCGGTGAGAGCGTTGAGCGTTCCCCAAGCAGTACCAGTAATCGTGTTGTTGAATTGTCCAACATAGATGTCGTGGATAAGGTCAATCTTATCGTTGTGCTTCTTGAACGAACCCTTAGCGTCTTTCTCAGGGGCAGGGTAGGCAAGAGAAACAATCTTGTCAAACTCTGAGTTAGTAACCTCAGTCTCAATCATAGCGTTAGCCATAACGGAGAATTCGTCAAGGTAGGTCTGAGCCAAGCCAAGTGCTTCACGAGCAATCTGAACCTTGCCCTCTGCCGTCTGAGTGTGACGGATTTTGAACGATTGCTTTACCTTACGGTTAGAACCAATGCCACCACCAAGAGCGAGATTGAGAGTGTTAGCACACACAACACGAACAGGCGTGATACTTGCCATAATAGAGATAGAACCGTCGTGTGATGTGTTGATGAGCAGGTAGTTGTCAATCTTGTCAGCACGACCATTAGGGTCAAGCGTGATAGAGTTGTCAAGAGCAAGCGAGCCAAAGACTACACGACCACCCTTGATTGAACCAGCAGTCTCCCAACGACCACCACCGTCAAGCAGGTTGTCACCAAAGGTGAACAGGTCTTCATTCTGAAGAGTGTGGTAGCGTTCTCCAACTACGCCAAGAACATCATTCTGTTCCTTGTCGAATGGGTTGGTACGACAAACAAAGTAGTTAGTCTTGTCAGAGACATAGCCTTCTGGGAAAGCGAGTTCTTCAAGACGAACATTCCAGTTGTCAAGGTGAGCGAGTTTGAGCATTTCGCCTGTGGTAACTTCGTCTTCAAAGACTGTACCAAGTTGATGCCAAGCAGGTTCTCGCAATGAAGCAAAGGCAACCTCGCCGTTAGCACCGATTTCTAATTCGTGAGCCAATGTATTTCCTTTCGTTTGTTGTTGATAGTCTAATTATACACCTGACCACCGACATATAACTATTCTGGGGAAGATTCTGGGAGGTTCGTAACACAACCGTAATAACTATGTTAGGACATGGCGGCTCGGGGATCCCAGCTGGGCATACAAAAATCCCCCTACTACCAGCAATCTATCCAGACGCTTCGCAGGGGGACTTTGTGTGAGAGTTATAATTCGGAATAGAGGATTCATCTCACCTTAGCATCTCTACCCTATCTAGTGTTATATACAACTAGCAACTCACCCTCTGTTTCAAGGGAAGCGACCTCATAGGGACTCGAACCCTAACCTCTACCTCGACAGGGTAGCGTGATAACCTTTTCACTATGAAGCCTATGTTTCTCTATGTAGTTATGAATAGGGCAGTTTATCGTGATACCCAGCACATCTGCTTAGAGCAGTTCCAGAACGCTGTTGTAGGTGCTGGAAGTCACAGTTTCCTGCGGAGTGAGGCGCAGAAGCGTGAGTGTCTTTTCCAACTCTTTGAGTTTGGAGTTCACTCCGTTGTAGCCACTTGGGTTCTCTGGCTCTTTGGGTGCTTGTTCGTGTAAGTCACCAACGAGGTTCTTACCAACAGCCAGTTCGACACCGCCGTTGTAAGAGCGACCAATACGAATGATGTTGTCATACTCACCCTCAAAGAGTTCCTGCTTACCAGAGGAAATCGAATCAGCGACAATAACAGCCACATCTGCGACATACTTTTTACGGTCTGCCTTGTACTGTGCCAGACGAGCAGGGTATTCTGCGATTTCAGTTTTCAGTTGTGATACCTTATCCTCAACCATTGTGATAATCGTTGCGGTAGGGATTTTTACGGAGATACTACGAGCCATTTGTGTTGTCCTTTCGTTTGGCTTATATCTATATTATATCAGGGGGGTCTGACATATAACTATTGAGTTGGGTGGGCAGTTTTAGGTGATACCCAGCACAAACAACCGATTACTTGCTGGAAGTAACCGTAGTCCAACGAGGCTGTCCAGCAACATCAAGACGAACACGGAACGAACCGTTTGCGTTCTTGACGATTTCCTGGACAGTACCCGAAACGCCAGACTTCTGCGTGGTGAACGACTGACCGATTTCGATTTGCGACATATTATTACCTTGCTTCCTTGTAGTGAGCCAACTGTGTTGTTTGCTTCGTTATTGCCATTATACAGGAAAGGAAAGAGTTTGTCAAGTCTATTCTCAACTTTTTTATTTTTTTGTGGGGACTTCCGACTTCGTTTCCCTTGCCTGTATATACAGTATACCAACGACCACCGACATATAACTTCACGATTTGGGGGATTTTCGTAACAGTTCGTAACTTGTTTGTCATAACATATGCGGCTCGGGCGAGATCGGATTTTGGGCATAGAGAAGGGACCTTTTATAAAGGACATGTCCAGGTCCTCGTCCAGTGCAGGGGAAAGGACAAACAATACCCTGCAGTGGGAGCCTAACTCTCTTCTTGTGCTATTCCGTTGAGTTCGTCAATTGTCTGAGTGAGTACCTGAAAGTCCTCTGCCGACAAAAGTAGTTGTGACATTGCGTGTGCCATAAGACCTGTGAGTGTCTGCCCAAAAATGTTCAGAGCAATCTGACGGTCTTCATCGGTTTCTGCGAACAGTACCATACCAGCCGCAGTCTGTGTCATTACATCTTGCGAAACATCTTCGGCAACCTGCTTTAGTCCAAATGCTACATCAATCATTCTTTGTCCCTTTCGTTGTTGTTACTCTAATTATACTGTGTACCACGGACATCAAACTATGTCGTGGAGTTTGCCATTCACCATTATCTGTGGTCTTTCGGGGTATACCCTGTAAAAGTTACCGTATTCCGTTTCACTAAACGCAATACCGTATACCTCTGTGATAAAGGCACACGCCAATGGTGCGATAGAGTGGAAATTGTGAAGTTTCTCCTCTTGGAGATTACAGTTAGGAATGTCACCCTCTTCGGCATAGTCACCAACGACTACTACCCTGTCACCTACCCAGCGACCAATGAATGAGGAATTTTCCTCTGCCCAGAAATCTCCTCCGCCACGCATAGGCGAACAGGTTGTCAGGACATAGAGCATATCCGAAAGCGAAGCCTCGTGTCCTGTGTGTTCACGCTGTTTCGCACCAAGTCCGATGTCGTGTGGGTGAAGCACTTCACGCTTGTCCAAGTTGTAGAGAGAGTGGTATTGTCCCATTGTGTGTCCTTTTCTTTGTCTGTCTTATCAGTATACACCTGACCACCGACATATAACTCTGGGAATCTGGACAAGTAGTCGTAATTCTTAATAACGTTTAGATAACGAAGCGGCGCCCTGCGCAGCGCTCGGGTTCACAGCCACGGCAATGCGGGGGCGCGACTCGCTGTCATTCCGAAACATTAGCGTAAACGCCCGATAATTCGAGCAATTTAGTGCTGGGGTGCCTGGACTCGAACCAAGAACAAAGGTATCAGAAACCTCCGTGTTGCCAATTACACCACACCCCACCAGCGGACAAGCCGCTCCGCGTTAGCCTACCTCACATATGTTTCGGCATCAGCATCATAGACATATGCGTTAGGATAAGTAACCTTGATAGAGAGTAGAAATTTCCTAGCGTGTTCCTCATTACGGAATGTAGCCAATTTACTTTGCTTACCCTCCCCTGCCCAAACCTGAAACTTGAGTGTATAGTCAGTCATTTTTCCTCCTATAGAAATTCGAATGGGTCACGGTCTTGAAAGATTTCTTCAAAGTCATAGAATGAATACGACTCTGGATTGGCGTAGTAGTCCTCTAACGCTTCACGGATTTCTTCTGCTTGTTCGTCCATTATTTGCCCCTTACTTGTCGAATATATCCAGTATCGCAGATACTTGGTCGTTTGTCAAATTGTTTACTACTTCCCAGTCAATTACATTTTCCCAGTCCATTTTGTCCCTTTCGTTATTACTATTATACCAAGTACCACGGACACCAATTAGAATCGTCTCCACGGTATTTTACCGTCCCAGATAACGGTATCGATGGCAAACTCGAATGCCTTACGCTCTCCCTCTTCACTAAGAATCTTGAGAAACATATCGTAGTTTTTTCGGTTGTCTACGTCTTCTAGTGCCATTAGTCCTGTTCCTCCACAAATCCTTCAAGGCGGTGCTGTTCTACAAAAGTCCAAGCGTCACAGAATTGGCTATCCTTGTATGTGACTCCGTGTGGCAATTCGATTACTTCGTTGTAGTCACCTTTGTTACAGGCAATAATTGCGGCAACGCCACAGTCCACCATAAATTGCGGAATTGGGGGGTACATATTAGAAGCAAAGTGCATACTCACCATATCCTCTAATTCGATATCGCCAAGTTCCTTGAGTCCTTCTACAAACATACTTCCCATTGTGTTCCTTTCATCGTTAGTCTAATTATACTAGGTAGCACCGACATCAAACTTCGTCTTTGAATACATCGGCAAAGTATTCCTTGAGCCAAACCTCAGTTTCATTCTCACAGTCCCAGATAGCCAGTTGTCCTTGTTCCTTGCCAAGAGCGATGGCGTTGTCCAAGTCAGATACCCAAACGCTACGGTCAAGGTACATCACGCCACTCTCAGGATTAGTCCATACGCCTACATAGTCGCCAGTCACCACATCATCGAGGGTATCGAATTTGTGAACGGCTACCCAATAGCCAGATTTAGCGTGAGAGAGAATAAACTGTCCGTCAAGGTTGAGATAAGTACCGTCGTTCATTATTGTCCTTTCGTTGGTATATATTCATTATAACCCAGACCACGGACACGTTATTCGGGGAATTCGGGAAACGGATCTTAAAGTTTGTAATAGGTATGTTAGGACAAACGGCTCGGGCGACCCTGCTAGATAGCAGAGCCTCTCACGACAATCCAAATCAGAGCCTGTGCGGTGCGAGGTGTCAGACCAAATTCCCTAGCCACATTTTCGGTTGCCAGAGTGAGAGCGTGATACTGTCCCTGCGTAGGGCTATCCGTAGGCATTTTTGCTGCCCTCATCATCCACACATCTATCACAACGGCATCCGTGTCGCCAAAGATAGCACGAGCGAATGCGTTAGTTTTGAGACCTTTGAGAGCGTCAATGCCACCATTCACAACATCGTTAGCCATTTTAGTGTTGTTTTTGAGACCAGACACAGCGTGTCCCAAAGAGAATGCGACTGCCTTTGTGATATTGCTTGCCCAACGCTCACGAGGGGAGAATGCGGAGACAACGCCAGCACCGATTTCCAACGAGGCGTTGAGATTGGTAGCCACTTCCTGTGCCACTTCCTGTGCTTCGTGATACCAAACACTAGCCTGTTCGACCTGCCCAAGTGTTGCTTGGAGAATGAGGTTACGGTACAATTCCGTAGCGGTAGCGGTGTAGGTTTCGTTGAGAGTGAGAGTAGTCATTAGTTTGTCCTTTGCTTTGTTGATAGTTCTATTATACATCTGACCACGGACACGTAACTGGAATTTTTCTGGGGAATCTTAAAGTGTTTCGTAACCAAATCGCCCGATCCAGATCAGCTCGGGGATTTTTGGGGGCAGTCAGTCATTGAGCCACGCCAGCAGGAGGGTTAGTCCTGCCAGCGTGACAACAATAAGAATGTCACTCACCGTCTACGCCATTCCAACAGGCAGAGATAAATCGGTCAGCGATAAAACGCTCATTGTCTTTTGCCATCAGTCCAGCGAAATCGTGAATGAGAATGTCGAAAGTGTTTTCGTCAATAGAGAGTGCGTAACGGTTGAGCAAATCGGCAACGGCTACATAGTCTTTGCGTGTCATCATTTTTGTGTGTCCTTTTCTTTGTTGTGTTTACAGTATATCGGATAGCACCGACATATTACTTTACCGTCACCCATTTTAGAGCGGTAACGATTACGTTGTTGTAGTCACCTGACATTGCTTCCACAACAAATTCGTCAATATCACTCTGGGGAACATTACTCTTACGGAGTGCTTGCTTTACCGTTGCGATAATGGCAAAGGCGTTTCCGTCTTGTCCAATTAGTTTGGCTTTGATGTTTGGATATTTGGGCATTAGTTTTCTTCCTTTTCGTTTACTTTCACCTGTGCGATTTCTAGCAATTTCACTCGTTCTGTTTCCGAGAGCAAAGCCCAAGCATATCCAAACGCATAGGCGTAGGCGATATCGCTTTTTCCGCTGTGTGCCTTTTTGAAATTGGCGATTACTTCACTTGAGCGGTTGATTGTGTCTGACATTTTTTGTCCTTTTCTGTTCGTATTACTATTATAACCTAGACCACGGACACGAAACTATTCGTTTTCACGAATGGCTTGTGTCTTGATAGCCTTGCGAGTACGCAAACGGTTAGGTCGGTTGTCGTGAGTGGTGGCTGCGTTTGACTTACGCAATTCACGCATAGCCTCAATGTAGGGCTTGTTCTCAATACCTTTGTGAGTTGGGTTCTTTTTCTTCATAGTCTTATTATACATCAGACCACGGACACCAAACCCAGGATTTTTGGGGGAAACGCAATAATGTTCTTAATTACGCAAGAAACCTGCGTGGCTCGGGACCTGTGGATAACTTATCCCCAGATTACTCTGCGTTGCTCCCATAAAACTGTACGCCAAATCCGCATACGGTACAGTCTGCCCAAATCATCTCAGAGTCACCAAGGCGTTCAGGTTTTTGGTCAAGGTCTTCTGTGAACCAAGTCAGACGGTCACAAGTGTGGCATTCTGCCTCATAGTTGAGAATTCGTTTCTTCACGCTACCTCCGTCAATTCGTCTGCATCGAT